GGCAAATTCATACATTCTTCTCATTTAAGTCCTCAAATGCTCTTTCGCTGACTTGTTTCAAGTTTTTCAGCCAAATAAGTATAGATAACTCACCTTTTCTGAATTGTAGACTTTTTTCATCTGCAATTGTTGAAATATTATTCAAAGGTTCTATCATTTTGTCAACATCTTCCATCAAATCTATCCACCCTTGAGTGGACATTGTTGAGAAGCGTTCCTCATAGTAGCGTTGAAGTTCTGGATTCATTGTCTCATCATCTGTTTTTCAACAATCTTAGCTTTATTCTGAATATCTGCTTCTTTTAGCATCAATTCAGCAACCTTGACCCGCTTATCGAACTCTCGTGAAGCTAAAGCGTCATCAGTTGGGAGGTTCTTGGTATTAGCCGCCATACTCTTTGCTTGCAACTCAATAGGCATCAATTGCGCTTCAGTCAATAACTTTTGCGCTTCAGCCTTATTCTGCTCTGCTTGTGTAGTTTGGACAGCAATCTGTGCTTGAGCCAGTTGCATAGCCAATTGTTGTTGCATCTGAGCCGCTTGTTGAGCCTGTGGATCAGCCTGAGACATCTTGTCTAGCATGGCAATCAACTCAAATCTGTTTGACAGAGAAGAATTAGCCATAATGCCCTTCAAAATGATAGGCAAAACAGGTGTATTAGGGCCAAGAGTCTGGAGTAAACCAATCATCTGTTGTTGTTCATGCTCACGGGCAATGATTCCCAACGCTGCCGTAGGAATAAACTTCATGTCTACAGTAGGATAACGCTCTGGATCGAACTGCATATAGCGGTAGGCGGCTTTGGTGATGAAGGGGATCATAAAATCCTCTTGGAAGTTCACCAAGGTACGCTTGTATTTCTTGATAATTGAGGCTACTGCCATCGAAATACCGCCCTGACCCGCATCTCTAGCAACGGCAGATACCATTCCCTGAGAGTCAAGAGTGCCTGTTGCCATCAAAAGCATACGTTCAAACTCTTTGGCAGTTTGCAAGTTAGACCCATCAGTGTTGCCAAACTTGAATGGGAACAGAATTTCATTTGGATTGCCGTTTGTCAGAATTGCTTTGCCTGGCTTGACTTCAAACTTAGCACCCCTTGGTAGACGAGTAGCATCCATAGCCATCATTGGGCTAGTTGTGAGAGCTAGTGAATCTAAGTGTGAACGAACTTGGGCATCTATGGCTTTTTGTGAGTTATAAGCCTTCTCTACAGTGCCACGACCCAATAGCCGATTAGGAACTGTATCGTCCTGATAAGCAAGGATTGGGCGATCCTTCATCATGTATGGGTTCTTTTCTGCCTTCAGAAGAACACCATCATTGGCAATCACCACGATAGCCTCAACCAGATCGGAATACTCATCCTGAATACTGTCTTCAGGGAACAAGTCCTCTACTTCAGCATCATCATTCTCTATTTGGTCAAGGTACTCTCTAGGAACTAATCCATAGTAAGTCAGAAGTTTTACTTTGTCATCTTCGTACTGAGTAATCTCTTGGGTAGGCTCTAAGTCCGTATCCATAGAGTCAGTACCGACTTTTACCTTGCGGTAGATGCCATCTTCTTGACCTTTAACGACCTTGTGGATAGAGACATACTTCTCAATAGCCACACCCATACAGTCATCAATAGATGTTCCGTTGGGATCAAACAGGAAGTTACGGGGGTTTACAGGAACAATCTTGACTGCAATGCGGTCTTGTTCTACCACTCCGATAGCGGCTTGACCGATTTGACCAGGTATTGCCTGAGTAGATGGAACATAGACTTTCTCTGTTTTGACAACAATCTCACCGATACCCGTACCATATAGTTCAGCAAGTAGTTCAATCTGGTCAATAGACTTACGAATCTTATCGACCTTGAAGTCTTCCATCAGTTGAGCCTTGATAGCTTCAACGTCTAGGGGGCTACCATTAACATCACGAATATCATCTTGGATGTCAAAGAACTCACCCTGACCAAAGATGGCTTCCATGATTTCAGCATGGCGTGTCTCTACGGCTTGTTGGGTAGCGGGAGTAACGATACGGCTACGCTCGGATTCACGGGTTTTGTCTTGGGCATCCCACTCACCATTGAAGATTCGCTCGTACTCTAGCCAATCGTCCAAATAGTTGGTGTCTCGGTAGTCCCTCCATCTATCACAATGGTCAACAACAAAGGAAACCAGTTCTTTGTCTGAATCGCTAGGTTCTTGGAATTCCATAATATTACCTTGTCGTATCGCTAAATGGATCGCTATAAGCGGGGTTTACTGGTGCAGAGTTTACAACAGGAGCAAAAATATCTGAATCTTTTAACCCAAGATCACGGGCAGATTGCAATATCTGTAGATATTTATGGGCTTGGATGTCTTCAGGACGAGTGGCAAACATATCTCGAACAACATCATAAGCTCCCGTATTTGCAGGCCATTGGCGTGTTCCTTCGCCTACCGCATCGTTATAGGCAGATACCAAAGAGAAACCAGATGTAGGATTTGGATCAAACTTTCCATCATCAAGTCCACGATTCGTTACTCGAACAGCACCAGCCTTTAAAAGAGCATCAAAGTTCAATGGACGAAAATCAGCAGATAACTTCTTATTATCTGAAGTAAGACCTTTATACTTATCTAAATCTGTGATTTTGCTTAAATAATCCACTCAAACCCCTGAAATAATATCTACTGGTTGCCAATCCTCGCTGTCATCATCTTCTTCCATGTAAGATGTAACAGCCAGTTGGTCAATATAACTAAGGGAGTCGGGCAAGTCATCGTGAACCCCTTGTGCGGGGAACAGGATTAACTGGTCTACAAACTCATCCCAATCTTCTTCCGAATTTAACACAATTCTGCCATGCTCGAACCTACCTTGTAAAGCCCAGATGATTCTGTCAGCTTTTTTTCTATTCCCGTGGGTCAAATCTATGATGTGAGCGTATGTGTTGTTCTTTCGCATAAGGTCGCTCAGATAGGGCAAAACAGCGTTCTTTAAAGCCCCCCTCTCTATCCCCACACTAAGGGGTCGGTAGTCCCTGATAGCCATCAGAATCTTGGCAGCAGTCTCTCGGATGTCCCATCTTCCATGCTCAATCTTCTTAACAAACCACTTCCCATCGTCTGTTACCTTGACGATAGCAATAGAAGTCTCATCCAGACGTTTCTTAGAATTAGCCGCTTGTTTGGCAACTTCCTCGAATCCTGCAAGGTCAACAGCGATGAAGTAGCTTCCATAGTCAGGTTCTACCCCGTATTTAATCCATTCTTCCTTGAATAGATCAGAGCCAGCATTGGTAAATGAAGCCATGTACTCTTGTTTGAAAGCAAAGGTGCTTAGAGTCTTTTTAGCACTTTCTATCTCTGCTTGGTCAATCAAGGGGTTATCAGCAGTGGTGAAGTGCCAACTCTTCCAATCAGGATCATCCTCTGACTCGCCCAACTTAAAGGTGTCGTAGAACCAGTTGCGTCCTTTGGGAGTGCCGATAAAGAGTGCTCTCCCCCGTTTATCAGACAAACTGGCACGAATGACCTGTTCCCAAGCCTCGGGTTTGATGTCGGCTACCTCATCGAGAACGGCATAGGTCAAGCTAACGCCACGCAAGGTATCAGGTCTATCAGCACCACGGACGTAGATTCTTGCTCCGTTTATCAGGGTAATGTCCAAGTTATTCACATGGCTTCCTTGGATAACCTCTCTGCCAAGGTCTAGCAGTAAGTCCCAGATAATCTGTCTTGATTGTCCCATAGTAGGACTCACATAGAGAACCGCAGAGCCTTGTGGACACTTGAGTCCTTCAATCAGTAGGGTAACTGCCGCCATCCGTGACTTACCGCACCTACGACCAGCAGCCACAACCTTAAACCGAGTCGTGTCTTTGAATACCTCTTGTTGCCAAGGAAGAAGACTAAAGTTTAGATCAGCCATACTTTGCCTCTACATCTTCTGGTTGTTCAGTGTCGATTATTGTTGGCTCTTGCCCCAACCCTGTTATGTTGATGGTTACGGCACTTCTCTGGCTCTTATCCTTTTCAAACAAAGAAACAGGAAGAGTCCTATCAAGACACATCTTCAAAGCTACTAATTGATGTGGATGGTCATCATTAAGGGCTATCTCTATCACCTTCTGAGCCACATCCTTACCTCCACTCCTAATCATCAACTCCTTTAGCTCCTTGAGCCTCTGATGGTCTGTCTTAGGCAATATAGCAGGTGGGTTGTCAGCAAACCTCTGTATGGTCATCTTGACTGAACCCTTTGGTCTACCACGACCTCTTTTTAATTTCGTTTCCATTTTGTCCTTTCTGGAATGGTTTTAGCTTTTTCTGAGGGTGGGATGCTCCACAAATATCTCACAGCCCGACCCACCCCCTCCCCCCCCCATACATTCTCTACACCTAGGGTTTCTACTACTGTCTATCCTTACAGCATAGGGTTTACCCTACTGCGTTTCTATCCAGTCCTTCCAAATGAGAATCGTTCGCATTTAAAGGTTATGCGTTTTTTGCATAAAGTGTGAAAGTAGCGGATGCACCTTTTCAGGGTTACTTGAATCTTAATGAGAACTATTCGCATTCCCTCATCCTATCCTTCCCTTAGTGTTTACCCTACCATTGAATCCTCTGTTAAGGGCTGTTGTTTATCCGCGACAATATTTAAAATACTCATGTCCATATCTGGGCGAAACCCTTGGTTGTGGGCATAGTGGTATAAATCCAACACATTCTCAAACCCACGGCAAATATTGCCTTTACCCGCTGAAAGCAAGATGATCCTTTGAGGGTCTGTCAATGTCCTTTGGAAATATCGGGTATTTGGTTTTGAGGGTCTTCCCATGTTTTCCTCGAATTTAATGAATTTAAATAATTGTATACCTATGTTCTACGGGTTTCTACTGATTTAATGAAAAGGCTCAGGAAGCCCATTTTTAGCCCCTTGGAGAGTCTCAAGCCGTTGCCGCCACTAACCCCTGAAAAAAAGTTGTTCACACCAGTAGTTATAGTTATCCACATTTTGACTCTTATATAAGACCAAATCCTGTGAATAACTGGTACTCCATAGGGTATAGATATTAGGGTTTACCATTAAGGGTTTAAAGTTGGTAAACATAGGGTTTGTACTGATAGTTTTCTTTTGTTTTGTTGATATTATTACTTTACTGGCCTAGCAGAACTAGGAACCACTAAGGGCGTTAATATGAAATACACAAAAGCTGTCGATGTCTGGGCATTGTCTCAGGAACAACGCAAACAATTACAAATTGGTCAATGGGTCTTGGCGGGTTCTGCCAAAGGTCAATGGCTCGGTCAAACTGCTAGGTCAGACGTTGCCGCATGGCATCACAAAGGAATCAAAGGTTGGAAGTCTAAAGTGTCAACCCTTCGGGCTTATGCTAAGAATTGGAGTTAACCCATGATTGAACTAAACCAACGCGAAAAACAAATGCTTATCGATGGCCTTGTGCAACATGACCGAAAGATTGATGCGGCCTTGAAAGATGCAAGCGACCTTAGTTATGGATTTTCCTTGCTAGTACAAGAACAAGCTCGCTATAAAAACCTCATCGCCAAACTTGAAACTTACAACGCAAAGGTCACAGCATGAAAAACACGATCTTGGACTACTTAACGGCTATTGGCTTGGGGCTTTGCCTCTGTATTGGTCTAATGGCTTACTTCGATATTTTGGTTAAATAATCTCTCTTTTTTAATAGGCTTTCAAATGCAAACAACTTCAAACAATTTTCACTCTATGCGAGGCCATGTCGCTGATGGTTGCGTAATCGTTGCGCCAAGTGGCAAACAATTCACCCTTAAAAACACAATCAAAGGTTGGATGGTTTACGGGTCTGACAATTTGCCAATTTCAGGACATTTGCCATCTGCCTATGATGTAGAATATTTTGTGGTTAATGGCTTACAAAACAGTTAATTTCTAGACTGTTGGCCCTTGCTTTAGGGGTCAATGGCCTAGGTGTTTAACTAGGGTTTCATAAATTTTTTAAAAGGTGTTAATCGTGAACAATAAACTCGCACAAACCATTTGCCAAGTTTTTGAGCAGAATCAATATTACTCAAAGTGTCTTAGAACATCTAAGGCTAATGCTCAGGCCATGTTATCAGGGCGAACCCACTATGTAGATGACTCGACCTTGCGTTACTTCAACAGTCGCATCACATCGGCTCAACCTTCAGATTTTGGAATGTTTTTTCTTATAACTGAATCGGTGGGAAAAGATAGCTATAACGGAGTAAGGGGATTTCGGTGCGTTCTATTCGACATTAACGGACAAGTCGTTTACCGACCAAGCCTTGAGGAACTAGAAAGCACTTCGACCAAGGCACAAAAAACCTTTCACGCTTGGTATGAATCATTTAATAGTGAGACTTACTACAAAGACCAAATCAAAGAGAAGATCATTCGCGTAAATCGTCAAGCGGGTTATCTTGAAGAGTGTTTAAACGCAGTTCAAGAGGCAATCGAAGCATGAGCAAATACACAATCACTCATGGCTCAATCGCTTCTGTCCAATATGTCACCTTACCAGATGGGCAAAAGGTAATTGTCACCTATGCACAAGATGGCTCAGAAAAGGAATTGCCGAAATTACCCATAGAGGTGCAAGCGTTTGTTAATCGTCAGTTTGGCATTATTTTTATATTGCCTTACGAAAGCCGACAAGACTTTATTGATAACTCCATTCCTTTTGAAATAGAGGTGAAACCATGAGAAAACCTCCGAGTGGCTTCAAGCCAAGATCATTTGACGAGCGAATCTGTGATCTCGACCATTTGCAATTCACGCACAAGAAACGAGCTAAACGAGGGTTTTATTATTGGTCAGAGAAAAATCCTGACCAAATATTGCACGAGTTTCATTTATCAGACTATGCCAAATGCACAACGTTTAAACAACTTAAGGTTCAATTATGACTCATTTATTAGGTATCGACTTTTATTATGACAACCCCAAAAACAGATTATCTATTGAAAAGATAATGAGTAAACATAATGGGACTTTGGATTGCGTTACAGATAAGAATGGGATTTTCTCATTTAAAGATAATGATTCAAGACAAAAAGCAGATCACGAGCTTTACAAACTTGGGATTATTTCCGATCCCGTCACAGAGATCGTTTAAACACATTGGAGAATAAAAATGACTTTTAGAACTTATCTCATTGAGTTTTACTCATACCCTGATTGTGTTCACGCTGAATATGACGAAACAAGCGCAGAATCTTTAGAGGATGCGGTGGCTGAACTTAAAAAGTATCACCCAGACGCAGAGATTTTGAACACCTATATACACACATCATGCTTGGAATAAAAATGCAAACTTATCAAATATTTAAAAACGTGTCTTATGAATACTTTATTGAAGCCGAAACATTAGAGGAAGCTCAGAATAAAATCATCGATGAGAACCCCGATTATGAAAGTGAGGAATTGATTGAATGGGTTTTTTTAGATGAACATGACGGGGAAAACTGGAAATATGAACCAGTTTTGCAAGCAAGTTAAATGATCTACGCTTGCATTGCCCTAATTCTGCGAATACTTGGCGGGAAACGCTAAACCCTCAGACCCTCTACGGAGGGTTTTTTTACGTCTGGCATAGTTGGTATGGGCAAGCTCTAAAAAACGCCTAGAACGGGCTTTTATGGCCTTTGGTGGGCATTTCTTCGCACAATCTGCGAATAGTCTCATTCAGGGCGTCTATTTCATCCATTTTATTGATTGCCCATGCCCTACGTTGACCATGCCATCCTAAAACTGGGTTTCGATGGCAATCGACACAAATGCAATGCAGGTATATTGCAAGCCCTGTTTATAGTGATGAGCTTCGCTCGGCCCTGATGCTTGGCAAACTGAGCACGGGAGGTTTTTCACCCTTGCAAGGTGTAATCTCTCTTTTGCGCTTAGTTTGTTGTTCAAGTTGTGGCCTTTTTCTATACGGGCCGAATACTGGGCGGTTCTCCACACCTCCACTTTTGCTTGGGCTGCGGTCATTAACCAGCGATAACGCTCCTCAAGTTTCAACGGCTCCCTTATTCCTTCGAGTATTTCCACATATTCAGGGTGGGCATAAGCGTAAATGTCCTGCTTACCTAAAACCTCTGTTCCCGCTTGGCTCGCCAGTTGAGCCTTGCGTGATTTGCGAAATTCCTCAAGGAACATCCTGTCGGCCTTAGCCTTGGCATAGAGTGGTGCTGTGTCAATTAAATATTGAATGGCCTTGGTGGGTTCGTTCATGTTAACCCTCTGTTCTTTTCATGTTTCTTATGTGAATGGAGAAACTAGATATTGTGTCTTTTCCAAAAGCAGTCATTTTCTCGATCTCTTTTGCCACTTCTTCTAGAACTTGGTTTCTTTGTGAGGTGGAAACAAACACATCGAAATGATAGGGTTGCCCTATGTTTCTCAATATTTGTTTACCAAGATTACTTTGTTGCTCAACGGCATTAAATGCCTCGTCTTCCTCTTTAGTCCAATCAGTCATACCAAAACCTTAATAAACTAAGCACTCCCGCCCAAAAAGCCGCTAGTGCAATCAGAATTAGTTGCCAAACAGATTGTTTACTCATACATCTTCGGTCTTATAGTTGAGTTTGTGATTCTGAAACCGCATGGCTGCCTCAATGTCCAGTTCAGCATAAGCCTCTGGTGACATACATCCAACAATATCACGCCCAGAGAACCAGACTTCCTTCACAGACTCGTTGTAGGTGGATTTTTCCTCGTCTATTTCGTACTCATAGACAACTGTCACTACTTCGCTACCTTGACCGATTGTTGTGTCAAATTCCCAAGTATTTTCCATGATTCACTCCTGTTAAAAATTAAATGTTATCTAATTGATTGTGTTTTTCTATAGGACTTACCCTTACTCCAAACACTCCTTAACGCAAATATCAACACCTGGCAGACTTGAATAAACCTTCGTAACGTGGATGTTGATGATCTGCGAATCGTCATGGTAGACGACCCCGTTCATGCCATCTTCTACGCTTTTGAGGATATTACTTGCGTCAGGTTTCTTTGTTGGCTTCTCTGAGCCGTTATCAATGGCTTCTAATCTCTTTTTGGTGCATGACTTGGGGATTGGCACTCGAATGTAAAGATACAGGCTTACAGGGGTTTCCAAAGGTTCTGAGCTGCCCATTGCCTCGATTGCAGAATCCTTGATTAAGGTTTCATAGGTTCTTGTCTTCTCAGGGGTGTAAGCGGTCACGTAATTGCCCCTCTTGACGTATCTAGCCCTTTGTTTGCCAACGGGGTTAGCGTCTACTTTGAATGTCACCATGAACATTAGAATCTCCCAAAATCTTTATGCAGAAACATTGATGCGCTGCAATATGCCTGATGCGCTTCCTCTTTTGTGGGGAAAAGTCCAAGTGAATATATCTTGTCAAAACACCTAATTCTTGCCCTGAATTTTTTAGTTTGAGGGTGAAAAGTAACACCCTTTAATCCAATTGAACTATGCTTTCTTACTTTTGCGTTCCAAGTGTTTTGGTATTTATCGGCTTCTCTGAGATTTTCGATATTATTGTTTAATGGATTTCCATCAATGTGGTCAATAATCTTTGGGGCATATCCATGATGTATAAAAAATACCAACTTATGCTTCATGTATGTTTTCTTATTTATTGATAAATGTAGATACCTATGTCCAGAGACTTGAGCCAAGCCTCCTTTCTTAACTCTTCTTGATGTTGGATTTTTCCAATAAAAATTACCATCTACATAGTCAAGATAGAAATGAACATCATCAACAGATAAATCCTTGTATAAAGATTTGTTGATTGTTTCGTCAGTTATAAACGTCATTTCAAGATTCTCCATGCGGTTGCCGCGCATAATGGGACCTGCCCATTCCCAATGGCTTTAAGTCTGTCCACTCTAGCGGCCACCCCATCAGCCACTCGACCCACGTTGGGTTCAGTTGACCACTGCTCCTGTCTACCGATTGACTCAACATAATTTGTTTGCCAATTTTGATTCGTCTTTGAATTGACGGATTGCTCATGTTGCCCCTGTCCCGATTGTCGGATGCTTGTGGAGTCGGAAACCACAGAACTACCGTTCCCAATCCTGGCGAATCCCTCTTGAATTCCGATGGACTCCCCTTCTCGTTTGAATTGTGGCAAGTTGGTGTAGGCCACATTTCTTTTCGTTTTTTCAATGCTTTCCTGCTGTTGCTCCCACCGTCCAATCCTGTCGTGTTGGGTGTGTGAAAGTAGTCCACGCCATTTGGCACAAATCCAGATTCTGTCCCTCTGATGGTTTGCTCCAACGTCCGCTGCTCCCAGCACTCCCCATCTCGCATCAAACCCCATTGAGGCCAGGTCTCCGAGAACTCGTCCAAGTCCCCTAGAAGTGAGCATTGGTGAGTTTTCCACGAACACGAACTTGGGTCGTACTTCGTGAATGATCCTCGCCATTTCTCCCCACATTGCGCTTCGCTCTCCTTCGATGCCAACTCCTTTTCCTGCAGCTGAGATGTCTTGGCATGGAAACCCGCCAGATATAACGTCAACAATTCCTCTCCAAGGTCTTCCGTCAAAGGTTTGTACGTCATCCCAAATCGGGAAAGGCGGGAGAAGCCCGTCATTTTGTCTGGCGCACAGTACGCTTGCGGGGTAATGCTCCCACTCGACTGCACAGACTGTTCTCCAACCAAGGAGGTGTCCTCCAAGAATGCCTCCACCAGCACCTGCGAATAAAGCCAACTCATTCAATTTGTCCTTCTTTCATTTGACGCATATAAAACCTGACCCGATCTCTTGCTCCTGAACCATAGATTCTCTCGCAACGCTCAAGCCTGGCACGAACAAAATCATTGTCTTTCAAGGATTCCCAAGTTCGGAATATCTCCCTTGCTTCGGCCTTCTCTAAAACTACTCTGTCTCCAACATTGGATATGTTTTTTCTCGAATACACCATAGGGGTTTACTCTAGGTCGCCAGTAAGCTCTAAGGCTTGATTTATCAGGTGAAGCGGAAAGGGGACTCCCTCTTTTACTTTGTCTAACAGAATCATTGCTTCGTAGTGGCTCATGCACTTTTCCTTAACTGAGCCATCTTTGCTAAAACTTCTAGCGGAATAGGTGCGGCTTTGAGGTCATCAGCTTTAATCTTCTCTAGCGCAGGGTCAGGCTCATTCTTTGACGCAACTGTGAGCCTTCCAACATCATAGGGATTTGGTTTAACAGCTTTGGTGTTTCTAACCCAGTTTCTCCAAGTTGCATCCCAATCCAACTTAACACCTTTTTGACCCGCTTGGGCAACCCAATAATCTTTAAACTGTTCAGCAACCTGACGGACATCTAAGTCTGGTCTTTCCTGAGTAGCCCAATCTCCCATTGATTTACTGAGAAACCAATCTTGGGCGAGGCGTGAGCCACGCTTGTTCTCTTTTATTGGTTTATGGTTAATGGTTATTGGTTTATGGTTATTGGTTGCTATTGGGGTAGCATTAGGGGGGCTAATAGCCTCCTCATAGGGGGGCTTTGACCACCTCTTAGCCGCCCCACGTTTACCTGCTTCAGCAAACTCTTTGTATTGTTTGATTTCCTTGTCTGCACGAGGAGAAACAAAGCCATCTGCTGTTGAAATGAAGAACTCATTAAGGACAGTCATTACGTCTTCTTCATGCTCACGCATACCGATCTGACGAGCAATATCTCGGTGTTTTATGGGTTGTTCATGGAGAAAGTAGAAATCTAGCAAACGTCTGTAAGCTAAATCTTCCATCAAAGAAAGATGATGGGTGTGACTTTTGTAGTCACCAATATGAAACTGGTAGTAGTGCATATATTCCGCTTTTTAAACCACCCTTAAAGGAATTGCCAGCAGGAGAAGGGTTAACTCTTTTCGGTTGGGAGATCAGGCCCGACCTAGCTGGATTCCATAATATCAAACTAATTCTACTTTGTAAACTCAAATAAATTGGTTGTTCGTAATCTCTTTAGTGAAATTAGGATTGCCATTGAACAACCTTCTGGCCTGAGAGTTCATCACGGCATACTCAGCCTTGGTAAAAATACCCTTGGCATTGCGTACATCAAAGGGGTTTAGCTTGTCATAAGGCTCATCATTGGCGGCTTTTTGAGCCTCAATCATGTGTGGTTCTAAAGTGTATTTACAGACCCAAGCACGATTAAACTTGATTTTCTCAACAGTAAGCTCTTTCTTGCGAAACATCTTCTTGCAAGCAGCCACGATGGAAGTTCTTGGAATGCCTGTCAGATTCTCCATCTGTTGAGCAGTAAGCGATCCATTCTGTAAAGCTCGAATAATTGCTTGTTGGGTCATTTGTATAGTCTTTCTAGGTTGATGGGATGGTTAGTATGCAGTTCAAGAGTTCTGGCAAGCAAAGCAACAATAGTCGCTGAGAAGTCCTCTGGTTCGGTTGTATAAGCCTCTGCCATAGTTTGAGCGTACCCAAGCAAGGTTTCAGCACAAGTTTTTTCAATTTGTTCGATGTTCATGGTCAGAATAGTAGTGTTGTTTTTATGCAAGTCAATCAGGGTTTATCCCTATATAAAAGGCTAAAAAGGTGTGGCACATTAGTGGTGTGGGCAAACAGTAACCCACGTTTAACAGGAGTAAATATGCCGATTCTTAATGGAAAAAAGGTCATAGACCTAGAAGTAGATGGAGTAGACAGCAGAGATTATCCAGACTTCTCTGATGCCTACTTCTCAGATGGATGTTACGAAGATGGAACACGATTGACAGAAGATGAGTTGAACAAGCTCACCGATCTGGCTGGTGATGTTCTGTGGACAATGGCTTACGAGAGTCTCACATGAAATCAGTATTTGTACAGTATTCTGAACACTTTTCAGACATCCACTACTGCCCTTATTGTTTAAACATCAAGGGAAATAAAATAGTTTGCTGCCAAGAAGCAGACTTTATTCCGTTCAAGGATTTAGACCTTGACCAACAAAAAGCAATCATTGAAGACGAATTAGATACTTACAGGAGTAAATATGTCAATAGAAGCATTACTGAAAAAGAATGTCAACGATCACGTTGAGAAGAAAAACGGCTTGTCCTACCTATCATGGGCTTGGGCATGGGCAGAGGCTCTCAAAGCTGACCCTGCCGCTACCTACAATGTAGAGATGTTTGGAGACAAGTGTTTTATGGACATCAATGGTACGGCAATGGTGTTCGTTACCGCTACGATGTTTGGCAAACCAATGACTTGTCAATTGCCTGTGATGGACTACAGAAACAAGGCCATCCCCAACCCTGATGCTTTTGCAGTCAACACAGCCATCATGCGTTGCATGACCAAAGCCCTGGCACTACATGGACTTGGGATGTATTTGTATAGTGGTGAAGACTTGCCTGAAGAGGGTGATAAACATGAAAAAGTAATCATCACACCGACACAAGGTGCAGCAGATAATATTCCTCCAGAGGAATTACAGTACTTGCAAGAGATGGCAGTTGAATTGATTGCCACTTGTGAGCAAGGTGACCCCAAGTCCGCTTGGGATAAGTTGGAATCAGAGAAACTAGATAGCGAACAGAAAGTTGCTCTCTGGACCCTGCTTCCCAGTAAAGTGCGTTCAGCATTAAAAAAGGCTAAGGAAATTTAATGGAAAAAAAAGATAACTCTGGTGTTTTGTTTCGCAATGACAAGAAGGAAACAGAAAAGCACCCTGATTACAAAGGAAACATCACTGTAAATGGTCAGGATTTCTGGCTATCTGCATGGATTAAAGAGGGTAAATCAGGAAAATTCATGGGTTTAGCAGTATCACCCAAAGAAGACTATCAGCCCAAACAAGCCCCTAAAAAAGCAAGTTTTGATGATGAGTCAATGCCTTTTTAAGTTAATATAACCACGGGGTGAAAGCTGTGCAAAGAGTTTTAAAGCTTGCGGACGAGCAGCCGTAGCCCCACCCAATAGGAGTTAATAAATGAGTGATATTTTTGGAAGCATGAAAGAATCAATGGAAAGATTCTTTGGTACGCCAGCATTTAAACTGGCTAGAAGACAAGACCCTGTAACGAGCCATCAGGCGGCTCAAGCAGTTGATACCACCAAGCTAGAAACAATGGTCTATGAGGCCATTAAGAGCCATCCAGATGGATGTATCTCAGATGAGATACTTCATATGTATCCGCAGTACCCATATTCCTCAATAACAGCAAGGTATCGTGCTTTGTTAGACAAGGATTTGATTGAAGTATCGGGTGTCAAACGTGGCAGGTTTGGCAGAAATCAACGAATTATGAAGGCCAAATAATGCTAGAAAAACCACCACATTCCAAGATTAGTTACCCATCTACCCCAACAAAAGACTTTAAGTGGTCTTCTGGATCTGATGTCCAAGCTATTTGGAGAAAGCATGGTTGGTGTCCACCAAGCGAGAAGATGCTGCCACCACCACCTGAAAAAGTTATGGAATTAAGGAGAGTTAGATAATGTCTTACGCTGATATTGAAATTCGCATAATCCAATGGGCAGAAGCCCGAAAGATTATCCCCAATAGCAACCCAGAGTCTCAGCTTCTAAAAGCAGTCTCTGAAATAGGAGAATTAGCCGATGCCACGATTAAAAAAGACCGAGAAGCTATTGTTGATTCTGTTGGCGATGTCATGGTGTGCCTTATTAACTACTGCGCTCTTCAAGACATCAATCTGGTAAACTGCATGGAAGTTGCATACGATCAGATTAAAAATAGGCGGGGCATACTATTGCCCAATGGAGTGTTCCAAAAGGAAGTTACTTAGCCAATAGATAAAGCCCCACATTGCTAAAACTGTAACCTGCGTACACAATAGCCATGTGTGGGTTATCTTTCCATAACTGCTCACCAGCTATGTAAGCGTAAATTGCCCCTGTGAGAATGATTAGCCAAGCACTCAAAACGCACCTACATCAATCACTTCACCCCTAAACTGAATCAAGTCTTCATCAAATTTATGGACGAGTTCAGGCCATAAAAGCTGACCATTGAAGAAGTTTAACACCGCAAAGCCTGATCTGTGGTTACTTGGGTTTATCTCAGCATAAGTAAATTGTGGCCCATCAGTCTCAGCTAAAGTTCCTGTATCCACACCATAACGAATCCCGTTATAGTCGCTAAAAGGAGTCACTTTTAGGCTATGTAAATGTCCAGTTACTACGGATACACCAGCGTTAACAGTATTGTTGTGTGTGGCATGAACACCACCTTTGTAACGATGTTTAACAATTAAGTTATCTGTAGGCCATACTGCCCAACAGAAGTCCCACTCTGGGATATGGTCTGTCAGCTTAAAGCCTTGAACTTCCTTAAATTGTGGTGCGTGTTGCGCTAATCTGTTGCCAAACCGAATATCGTGATTGCCCCATGTAAACAAGAGCTTTACATTGTGCCTCGCTGCTTTAGCAACTTCCTCTATCTCACCCAATGCACCCTGACAAGCCTTTAGCTCTTGGATGACAGAAGTCTGTGGTTGGTCAGTTATATCATGGCGAGATATAGACGCTCCATCAAAAGCATCCCCGTTACATATCACCGCCTTGGGTTTGAACTGTTCTATAGCCCATAGAAGCCCTTTAAAGGCCGTTGTACGCTGACTTGGGATGAAGTGGGCATCTGAGAACACAATTACTGTTCCGTCCAGTATGCCAAGATTTATCTGTTTTAAAGGAGAGAAGGATTTTGGCTTGTTAGCGGCATAGTTAGCACCACGATGGTCTTTTGCTATTAAAGTTACTTTGTAGGTATCTTCAATCCACCTTCTACGCAGATGAACTGCTCTGTTTGGAATTCCAAGATGTTTGGCTATTTCAGTTGCAGATTGCATTTGCTCCCAAAGTTGGATAAATTCCATATCCGTACACGTTTCATTATGAGCGCCCATTGGAATCCCTTGAAAGTAACTTTTCTAGCAGATTGATGACCCTATGCTCTTGCATCTCAACCTCGTCTTGAGAGGATTTAGGGTCTTGCGCCACAGTCATTAAATCGTGTAGAAACACATGAAGTAACTCGTGTAAAGCAGTCTGATCCAAAGATTCTGGTGTGATCTTCTCAGCACCAAAGTCGCCTAGTCTGTAAGTAGCTAATCTAGCCGCAGAATTAAACTCCACAGAAGCCATAGCAGCCTTTGCAGGTTTACTTCCCTTTTCTATACGCCAATCACCAAGACTAAGCACTTGTTGCCACTTTTTGACACAATGTGCGAAGTGTACGACATCTTGTGGTGTAGGAATGTTAGGCATTACAACACCTTATAGGATATTTATTACAGTTTAGTTTAACAAAGAGCACTCAGCTTGTCTGCGTTTGAGAAGACCAGGCAACACTTTCCCGCCACCTTTAGTCCACAACATAAAGGCTTCTGCTGCCCCATTCCAATCCTCACGATTGATTTTCATGCGGATAGTTGACCTCTGGTAGTTGCCTAAACCTGCGTTGTAAGCAAAACTGGTAGCAGCGTCAAATTTACTTTGATGATTAACAAGATTAGGGCTAAGTCGAAGAACACCACGTTCAAAAGAATTGATGTCCACCTTGAATAAATCAACCAGTTCCTCTTTTGACCATACACGATTATCTTCCCCCTTGAGTTGGTAATCAGACCTGATAAGCCCTGTATAACCTTCTTTACGGACGTTTGGAAGGCTTAATTGGTCTGCATACATAGCGTGACCCCACCCAACAGTCCAAATCGCAGCACTGCACCGATACGGCCTGTTCCTGTAGCCTTCATAGAAGTGCATCAAGTCCTCACCAGCTTTGCTGACTTTCATTTCTTAGACCAACCTCTTGAGCCAAACCAGAAGCCAATAATTCCACCCAACATTGCCATTTCATCAGTAGAGAAAATGATGTCTGACAAGCGAATCAAGTCATCTATGCTCATCACTAAGCTAGGGCGAGAGTAGATATAGTAGGCAATCCAAGCATTGATGGCACATAACTCAAAGACAAAGATATAGGTAACTGTAGGTCTAACAGTACCGACATAGTTGGCAACCCATTGAGAAGCCTTCTCTAAGACCTTCTCATCGTGTTTTAAAGCCGCCTCAGTCATCTGTGCCTCTGCTTGCATGGCAATCTGATCTGTGCGAATCTCCTCCATACGCTCTTGAGCAGCAAAGCCTTGAGCCATCATCTGAAGTTGTAATTCAACCTGAATCCTAGATAAAGCTAACTCATGCTTTTGGTCTGCCTTATTCTGGAAGAAGTCTAGTAGTTTTGGTAAACCTGAAATTAACAGGCCACCAAGTGTTGAGAAAAGAGAAAGCATTATTAGTCCTTACATTTAGATTTATCGTCACCTTGCATGAGTTTTACCCCAGACAAAAAGCCAATCATACCGCCAACAATTGTTTGAAATGCTGGCCCAATCAAGGCAAAAATTAAACCATTTTCAACTTCTTTTGCCCACAGACCAAGTAAAAAAGCTCCAACCATTGCCAACATACAAAGGCATAAAGTTGTCGAAACAATCATAGTGACATAAAAAGTCAATTTCTCTTTAGTGTTTGAAATCGGCTTGCGTAAAGTGCGTGTTGGTCTATTCATACATAAATATCTAGTTTACGATTCTGAAATATCTCCATACGGAGTCGCTCTTGAACTACTTTTTTTGTGTAAATCTCAAAGGCCAAATCTTGCAATTCAGTTTTCTTTTGCTTGGCTATCTCATTTACCTTGTTCATTTCATGTTGTTTCTCTAACTTTGCTTGAGCAAGGTCATGCCTGTCTGGATACCCAGAAGGTTGAACTGTTGGGAATAGCTTGATTGTGTCTATCATTTCTTCTCCCTTTCCAGTGCTTCTTTGTACCCATGAATCACCAATGCCCTTAAATGATGTGAATCAGCATTACCAGCCCACTCAGCCAAGTTGTTCCAGATTACTTTAAAGTCGGTACTTCTGCACAATTGTTGATGTTTTGTAAGCCACTCAACCATCAATCTATGTCTTTCAGTCGGATCGTGTATTCCCCAAGCAATAGAGTAAAACTCACGCACACTACATAGGTCTTTTCCTGTAGATTGAAGTGAGAGGATAAGAACAAGTGCTACTAACCATCTCACGGCATCGCCCAAATTATGATGTAACTACCAAATATCACAAACAATGTGATACAGACTGCCGCAATGATTGCTACAGCCCAATCTTTCATTTTTAATATGACAAAGGAATCTTAGCCCTTGCCGATTCCATTAACAAAGAAGTTAAGTCTCTGCTTGTGCGATTAACACCAGCTTCATCGCCTTTTTCTTGCATAGCCATTGATTGACTCATAAGATTTTTTAACTCAGAGTTAAAAATTGCTTGTCGTTGTTGGTCAATAGTCGTGGTTGGTTGAGGTGGTGGTGCGCCTATTTCTGGTGGTAACTCAATGTTTGTTGAAGGCATACTCATTAACTCTGGTGGTAACTCAATATTTGGTGGCATCTCAATATTTGGCTCTTGCATTGGTACTTGAGTTTGAGTTGTTGGCAATGCCGTTGTGGCAGCCGCAAATGGAAGTATTGGGCTTGCCTTATCTAAATCAACCAAAGATTGCAAAGTATTCTTGCTTTGAGGCGAAATAGCCGCATTCTGTAAAAACTTTTTACCCTCACCAGAAAGTAATACTGACATCAACTGTTGCTCTGTCAGACCCTTATCTTTAAAAATAGCATTTACTGCGTCTGTCGTTAATCGAGTCGCTTTTCCAATTTGATAGCCTCCAACAGTACCCGCTAAAGCCTCTATGTCTCTAGCAAGGCCACCACCAACAACAGCCTCATCTACTGGTGCAGTACCAATCTGTATCTTTCTAGTAAATACAGCAGCATCTTTCATTCTTTTGGAAAACTCAGACGCATTTGTTCCTAAAGCATCAACAACTTGACCAGCTAGGTTTGGATCAGTAGCTTTGACAGTATTCCATTTATCTGAAATAGCACCAAGATCATAAGTGAATGTTCCATCTGGTTGTTTCTTATAAGCATCTTTCAAAAATTCATCAAAGACTCGCTTATCAATTGCTTTTAAAGATTCAGTACGATTTTCACCAACCCATTCTCTAAACTGTTGTCTTTGAGCAGGATTAGTTTGTTGATATGCTTTTGTTAAATCTTCAATCGTAATTTCATTAAAAGATTTGTTTTGCAAAAATTTAGGAACGCCTTGCGAAATTAAAGCATCATATTCTTCAGAGGCAGTTTTATATTGATTTCTTGCTTGAATCAGATAGCCAGCCGCTTTTTTCTGTGATACATCACTTGCTACTCTTGTAGTATTTGATAAATCATTAGCTAAACCACCAAATAAAGCATTGTTAACCCTTTTCATGTCATCTAGAGCTAACCCCGTGACAACAGAATCACCACCTTCTGCTTTTTTACCAAACTCATGTAAGAACCCCTGAAGTCTTTGAACAGTAAGTTTGTCTGGAATAGTTCCAGTTGGTGTATCAACAAGAAGTTTATTTTCTAACTTGTTTAAATAAGACAATACAGAATCATTGTCTGGATACTGCCCTCTTAGCTTTTCAATTGTTGCTCTTGTTGCTGTTGTTTCAACAAATGGAACATCTCCAGCTTGTTTAAATGCCTTGTTGAATGCTTCATTGCCAGCAGTATTTCTTGCATCTTTTACTGCTGCAAGTTTGTCTTGTATTGTTTTGGCAATGCCTGTAGCCGCTTCTTCTGGTGTTTGAACAGATGATCTTGGTCGAATACCCTTTAAAGCCTCTTTAGCCGCTTCATTTTCCATTGCAGTAAATAGTTCTGAATACTTTGGATTCTTACGCACTTTCTCAATCATGGCGGCAACTTCAGGCGAAGATGAGCCTTGACCACGAACCATATAGTTCTGAAACATATTACGCTCAGAAGGATTTAACTCTCCCAAAAGCTCATCAGCCTTTGACATTAACTTTCTGTCTTTAAAGGCTTTCCATCCAAATTGAGCAAGTTGCGTCAATCCAACTAATCCAACGGCAATGTCTGGTGCTGATTGGAGAAGCGCACCCTCTTTAGAAGTTGCTTCAGGAGTCATTCCCGCAAACTCTAATGTTCGTTCACGCAACGAAGGCAATTTACCCGCCTCTTCGCCAAACATACCTTTCTTTCCAGCAATCAACTCTGACAATGTTGGAGAACGCTTTTCTTGATATAGGTTATATCCACCAATTGCAATGTCAGGAATGCCCGTTAGAAGCCCTGTAGCCGCAGAAACAACGCCAGAGCCTAGTTCACCAATAGTGCCTGTAGAACGTATTTGACTCTCAATTCGCCCAATATCTTTGTAATATTTGCTATTGATAATCGCACGAGAATCATTTGGTATTTCGCCACTTTTGATAGCAGTATTCAAGCGATCTTTAGCAGAATTTAACTGTTTAACAAGGGCATCGTATGCTTCTTGTCGTGTGTTAGGACGATTGTCAGCCATGATGATTCCTTAAAGTTTTCCAGCGTCACGAAGAGCTTTTTCAGCTTGTGATCTAGTTACTGTAACGCCCTTACCCGCATTAAATTGAATAACAGAATCAATTTTCTGCTCTCTACTCATTCCACTTGTTTTTTCTACAGGCTTAGGACTAGGCTTTTCTTCTGTTGGTTTAGCAGATGGAACATTTGGTGCTTCTGTTCTGCCTTGAGATTGCAAAGCAGTTCTCTTAGCAAGCAACTCTTGTTTTAAACTTTCTTCGGCTCTTATAAGGCTATCAAGAGCACCTTGCATTCTTGCAGAGCTATAGAAAGTTGAGGGTGTAGCAATTTGATCTTTTGCTCGCTGTGCATCGTCTTTAGCTTGAACACCTTTAGCGGAATTCAAAACAAAGTTTACTCGCTCAGTAATTGCCCTTGTAAACTCATCTTTCTTTACTTGATTTCCAACTTCTTGACCACCAAAAACAGGTGGAATAACAGCACCAAGGAAGTCAAAAGCATTAGATGCAGCATTGAATTTCACATCACCAGATTTAAGTGATTTTGAAAGAGATTCAAGTTGTGTTGAATTAGAAATTTTCTCAAGACTAGCATCAATCTCTGCAATATCTTTTTGTGATCCAGCAGGAAGATTACCAGCAGTGGCTTGTTGAATGGTTGGTTTTGGTACTGTGCTAGGCTTTTCTTCCCCAGCAGGAGTCATTGCTTTAAAAGTCAATGGAAATGCTTTTGAAGGGTCTGTAGCGGGTTGTGTAATCATTTGACCACTTGCTTGGTCAAAATAACTGCGAGGTTTTGACAGCATTTGACCAGCCATATTAGCAGTTGATAATTCAGTAGCAGTAGGCTCTTGACCATTCAAATATTTATTTTCAACACTTTGCAAAATATTGATATAACGCTCATCACCAGTAAGTTTGGCGGGTTGTGGCCCTTGCAATGCCTTTAGTGTTTGCGCCTGTTGTAAAGCTAACTTTGATTGAGATTCTTGTAATGATTTTGCTCTATCAATCAATCCTACTGCAAACTCAGCATCACCAAGATTTGCCGCTTGTTTTGCTGTTGCAATTAAAGATTGTGGGTCAGTTAAATCAAGTTGTTGAAGAAATTGATTGCGCTGAGACATCTTCTTCATTTGTGGGTCTTCAATGCCCATAGCACCCGCAATGCCTCGACCTAGTTGGTCAACACCAGAGTACAGAGTGGCACGTGCCGCAGCACCTGGATCCATCTGTGCCAATGCAATGCCACGATTCAACGATTGAGTATCACGTTGCTCACCATATTGTTCAGGAGTTAGCCCAAAAAGGCTTGGAACGATGTTTGCCATGATTTATCCTTATGATGCGGTAAAGTATGGGTTTAAAGCAGCGTAGGGGTTTGCTGCAGAAAAGTCCCAATTAGCTGGTGCTGCTCCAAGGAAACCACCTAAAACAGAACCCCAAGCCGAGCCTGGTTGACCCGCTGCTATCGCTGCTTGTGCCCAAGGATTAGTAGTGGCATTTGCACTTGTTGTTAATGCACCCGCTGCTTGTGCTCCCGTAATACCAAGTCGTCCTGCATTAGCACCAGCAGTTGCTTGAGTATTTGCCAATGAAATTGATGTAGCAAAGGGTTGTTGAGCCGCAGTCTCAATTGCTTGAACTTGTGCCATAGCTGCCGTATAGGGGTCATAGGCGGCTTTTTGACCTGCATAATAGCTACCCAAATTAGTAGCTCCTTGAGTGAAAAGAGACCCTCCAAGTGCTAGTCTCTCTTTTTCAAGTGCTTGTTGTTTAGCTAGTGCATCTATACCAAACTGTTGGCCTTCAATTCCAAGTTTCTGACCTGCTCCAATTAGGGTAGAGCCAAACTGTTGTCCTTCTATACCAAGTTTCTGGCCTGTTCCAAACAATCCCGCACCAAACAAAACATCTTTTTGTCCCGCTTGTTGTGCTGCAGCCGCTAATTCAGCTTCTTGTTTAGCACGAGCGTTATACAAAGCCTGTAGTTCAGGAGTAGTAGCACCATAAGAGCCGCCTTGAGCCACAGAAAGACCACCACGGCCTTGTTGTTGCAGTTTGTTTTGCAGAGTAGCTAACTCTAACTCTCTGCCTGGTTGCAACAAAGCCATCTGTTGATTCAGATAGTTTTGTGCTACTTGTTCAGGAGATTGAGCAATGTACTTACCTCCAAGAGCAGTTAAAGCCTGACTTTCTGGAGATAAAGTTAAATAACCAGTACCAAGAGCTGTTAAATCCTTGCTTTGTTGTGATAGAGGTAAATATTGATTAGCAATTTCAGCCAAACGAGGATCAGTTTTAGCATCCAATAATCCTTGACCTAATTTAAATAAACTTTGTGCGCCAGTTTGAAGAGGAGCATATTGTGCTTGTGCGCCTTCTGCTTGTGTTAAACCTGCATTTGCCAAAGCCGCTAATCTATCTTGTTGGGCTTTAGCTTCTGGACTTAGATTGTAATTAGCATCAATCATTCGACCCGTTACAGGATCAAATGCAAAGTTAGAAGTACCAAACCTAGTAGTCATCCCAATGGGACGGAATTGACTAGCTAAAACTGCTTGATCTGTTGCAGTTTGAATCTTTTGAGCCGCAGCAGTCGCTGCCGCCCTAGACTCAGCAGATTGAGCAACACTTCCCGCAGTGCTAAGAAGGCCGCTACCTATTTGTGCTATCTGCGCTACTGATAAACCTGCAGAAGCCAAAGAAGCTATTTGAGCCGCAGTTAATCCCGTTGCCGCAGTTGTAGCTGCTGTTGCCGCATTGGCTGCTGTTGCCGCAGTAGCTGCAGTAGTTGCAGTAGTTGCAGTAGTTGCAGTAGTTGCCGCAGCCGCATTTGCTGCAATTTCAGCCGCAGTTAGTCCACCTACTGCTGATGATGCCGCAAACTCTGCTCCTGACAAGCCTAAAGCAGCCGCTTCTGCAGCCGTTAGACCTAATCCTGCCGCCTCTGCCGCTGTTATTGCCGTTGTTGCTGTACCAGCAGTAGTAGCCAATAATCCAGAAGCATCTAAACCTAAGTAAGCACCACCAGCAATTAAGGCGGCTTTTACCCAACTAGGAACATTTGAGCTAGAAGCTGCAGTTGTGTAGAAAATGGGCTTACCAGTAGCATCAAAATTAACACGATAGCCAGTGTTTCCTTTACCAGAAAATGTCCCACCAAAAGCATTACCAGTTTGACGTTCACCATAAGTATTGGGAACTGCTTGACCTGTTACCTTGTTGCCAAAACCTCCACCTGGCAATGCTCCAAACTGGTTAATATCAGTAATGCCGATACCAGCCAAAATAGTAGCCATGTCAGTTGCATTGGCTTCCGCAGAACCTTGACCTTGACCCGTCCATTTATCTATATTACCTTGAGCTAAGATTTGACCCTTGATGTTAGATATATTGGAATTGGTTAACTCAAGTTGTGCGGCTTCCTTAAATTGAGCAAATTCAGCAGGTTCAATCGTGCTACCAAATAATCTAGTCCATTCATCAACTACTGCTTGCGACTCAGGTGCTCTACCTAACACTTGTTGATACAGATCAGCAATTGTTGTAGGGGCGGTAGTAGCCGCAGTGGTAGTAGCGGCAGTAGTAGCCGCAGTTGTAGCAGCAGTAGTAGCCGCAGTATTTCCAGAACCTGTTAGCAAGGATGCACGTTGTGCTATCTCAGGAGCAGCCGCAGTTTTAAACTGTGCCAATTCAGTATCGTCAACATAATCGCCAAATACGCTTTTCCAGTAGGCTAATCCCTCTGGCTCTGCTGGGCGACCTAGCACCTGCTGATAAATGTCATTTACTGTTGGCATTGTTTTTTCTCCTGTGTAGTTCTACTTAATTAAAGATAGAACTTTTTATGCTCGTGCCGCTTCAGCCGCAGCCTGTGCCGCTTGATAGGCTGCAACCACTTCAGCAGTCCAAGCCGCATTGCAGATTGCAACTACATTAGCGGGGATGCCTGTTAGGTCTTGTGCGGGTGTTAGGCTTGAACGATGGTAAGTTTGGCTGATTTGATTGCCATCTTCCATGATGCGTGTTGCCTCACGATAGAAAACTGTGCCATTTTCTTCAACAAGAATTTGGTCAATAGTTGTGGTTTTAGTAAGTGACATAATTTTCCTTATGTGGTTGTTTGATAGGTAATTGAACCTTGTATGCTTGTACTATTTGCAAAAACAGTCACGCTATTATTTATAGATGTTGTTGATGCAGTTGTTCCAGAGAAAAACAGGCTAGAACTACCTGACCCTCCCCTAAGACAAAGTGAATAAACAGATGTTGCAATGCTGGCAAAATATGTTAAGCATCCACTTACGTCATTTGCATAAGTTGGATTGTTTATTGCAAATGGCAATCCACTAATATTTGTTGTGCTTCCTGTTCCAAGAACATCTATGCCTATGTTAAATTGTAGAGTAACTATATTACCAACTTTTGTATAAGTACCCCACCTTCCAGTATAGGTAGCATTTCCACCAATATTAGGTGTCCAAGTTCCTTCCTCATAGTCATCTAGCGTATTAGCGTCTGATGATGCTGATTGAGTTGCGGGGAATGTAATGCCTGAACCATCTGTTGATGGCGTTGCAGTTCCTACTGCAATACAACCTGTAGCACCAATAGCCGCAAGTTGTGTAGTTCCTTGAATATTTGAACCTGTAAAGAATTTAAATCCTTTGTTACCCGCATGACTATTTGTAAATATCAACTCACTATTTGCACCCGCACTATCTCTATATATTAACGCCCCATAAGTCGCACCACCTAACTGTATGCTTCCACTATTGGCGTTATCCGAATTTTTTAATATTGCCGTATATGCACCAACATTTCCCGCTGAACCACCTATTGTTGTTAGCGTACTACCATCAAAAGTTAGATTAGCAGATGCACCAAATGCACCAGAATTGTTATATTGAATTTGTGTGTTTACACCCGCAGGTGTTCCACCACCAGAAGCTGCAATCGTAATTGCACCCGCAGAATTGGTAATCGTGACGTTTGTTCCCGCAGTCAATGTTGCTTTAGTAAGCGTATTTCCTGTGCTATTACCAATTAACAGTTGACCATCTGTGTAGGAAGTCTGTCCTGTACCGCCATTAGCTACTGGTAAAGCAGTACCTGAGTAGGTCATTGCCAATGTGCCAGATGTGGTAATTGGTGAGCCTGAGACACTAAAGACACTTGGGACTGTAGCCGCAACGCTAGTGACAGTTCCAGAGCCACCAGCAGAAGCTGCAATAGTTTGATTAGGCCATGTGCCAGTAACAGTTATGTTTGATCCCGCAACAATGCTAGGAGTTGTTGTTCCTGTTCCACCATTGGCAACAGGAAGTGTTCCAGTAACACCAGTAGACAAAGGCAAACCAGTTGCATTAGTCAACGTTGCGCTTGTTGGTGTTCCCAAGATAGGAGTAACTAGAGTAGGAGAAGTAGCAAATACATTAGCACCAGTTCCTGTTTCATCAGTCAAAGCTGCTAAAAGATTAGCAGAACTAAAAGAACCAAGAGATGTAGCATTACCAGTAGAAGTAATAGCACCAGTAAGGTTAGCATTTGTCGTTACATTACCCGCAGTCAAACCAGAAGCAGTACCTGTGATGTTTGTTCCAACCAAAGCGGAAGGAGTACCCAAAGCGGGTGTCACCAGTGTTGGCGAGTTTGACAACACTACATTACCAGTACCAGTAGAAGAAGTTACACCAGTACCACCATTTGCAACAGGCAGAGTGCCTGTAATGTCGGCAGTAGATAGGCTTACTGCATCCCATGAAGCATTTGTGCCATCAGTTTGTAGATACTTGTTTGCGTTACCTGTTTGGCTAGGCAAAAGGTTATTCAGACCACCTGCGGCAGTAGAAGCACCCGTACCGCCATCAGCTACTGCTAAATCGGTAATACCTGAGATTGAGCCACCAGTGATGGTTGCGCTAGAAGATGTGATTGGGCCTGTAACACCCGCAGTAGCCGTAACAGCACCTGTCAGAGTTGAAGTACCTGTGACTGCCAATGTAGTGCTTGCAGTGATTGCTTTAGCCGCCAAGGTGGTGTTATTGACTGTGGCAGTTCCTGTAGCCGCACCAATGTTTACAGCAGTAGCCGCACCAAATGCGTTTACAGTTGTAGATACAGTGTTAAAAACACCTTGTGTTGCAGTGCCAACAATGTCACCAGTTGTATCGTCAATTGTGACTGCACTGTTTTGAATGATCTTGCCAGTGGTTGAATCAAACCTAGCAATGGCGTTATCGGTGCTAGAAGCCGCACCATCCGTCTTAGTTGCAACAGCAATCTGAATGTTATTAAATTCAGTATCAATCTCAGTACCTTTGACAATCTTTAAAGGATTGCCAGGCGATAGGTTATCTTTGGTAGCGAAATTGGTACTTTTTGTATAATTTGACAAGATTATTCTCCTTGTGTCAGATAAGCTAACAACATTTCAAGCTCTTGTATAGACGCATAACCTTTTATGCGATTTGCCTTCCAAGAAATAATTTGAATGTTATCTGGTGTATAGCCTTTAGTTGAATCTATACGATCAATACTTGGACTTGTTTCTCTAAAACCTGCATTGTTAAATTCAAGTTTCATTCCAAAAATAGGGCAACAACCATCTTTGGGATAAATTGATTTTACATCTTCAATAGTAATTGTATGCTCACGATGCTTATCCTTTGCACGTTGTTTTGATGCGTTAATTAGCATTTGTAAACGATAGTCAAAGTTTTGGCGACGATTACGTTGATATGTTCTTGAATATTCAAGACCTTCTTGATAATTTTCAGCTCTACGTTTTTTTTGATAAGCCACATCACAGGGGCTACATTTATATTGCAAACCATCGGGAGCTGCTTTATTTTTAGTAAATTCAGAGAATGGCTTTTCTTCTTTACAACTATTGCAAATTTTTGTAAATTGAGCAAGTTTTAAGACATTTGACATGGTTTACCTCTTACCCTATTTTGCCATCTTTGGCTTGAATTTCAATCTTTTGCAGAGAAAATGAAACATTATTGATCGTTGTTTCATAACCAGTTTGAACAATCTTACCTGCACCAGAAGCATTGGCAGAAAGAGTCTTAATTGGCACGCCACTTGTATATTCAGCAATGTTGTACTCACCAATGCCATACTCGTAGCTAACTTGTGTTGGGATATAGATGTTTTCTGATTGATAAGCACCAGAGTAGTCAAAACCCCACTTGATCGTTAAATACTGATTCGATCCACCAATCACAATAGCAGTAACAGATTTCAAAATAGAAATCTGGTTAGGGTTTCCTAAGTCGGCATTGTTTGTGTAGTACGAGAATCGGTATGTAGATGCGTCATCAAGATAAGTTCCATACTTACCAATATATCCGTTCTTACCAATATATAAGTCACCATTACGCAAAGAGCGCAAGGCAGTAGGAGCAATTGAGTCCCATTTCGTTACACGAGAAGCACCATCTTGCAAAGATTGTTTGGTATCGAAACAGTAAACTTGGAATGTTGTAGGCAAAACTAGCAGATAAAAGGCTTCTTTTTCTGAGTAAACAGACTTCAGATTAGCCAGTGTCTCACCCGCCAATGATGAATTTAGGTCAAAACGAACATTCTTAGACAAGTCTCGCAAAGGAGCAGACTTCTCTTGAATAGTTCTCATCAAAGAGCGAACACCTGAATCTGACAAGAAAATAACATCAGAACCAACGCTTTGAATAGTATCTCTTGCGATACAACCAATAGAGCCTATTGTGTCGCTCAGAACAATGGTTGAAGGTGTAGAAGCACCAGAGTAGACAAGAATCTGTCGTTTACCAAAGATGAATAAGAAATCATTGTGAGCAGCCAAGCCCATCACTTCATCAGCACCATTAGGCCATACACGAGAGACATCCAATGAGCCTGAAGTACCACCCCCCCATACATGACCTGCAATCAGATCAGAGAAGGTAATCGTTACTTTATCTGTAGAAGTATTAGCTACCCATAAGCGACCAAATGCTGATAAACAGATGTTTGCTTGAGGAACAGTTGCTACATAACCAGACTTCTCGGAAACTCTGCGATAAGTAGTCGTACTTATAGCGGGGTCATAAATCAAAGGATCATGGTCTGTTTGGAAAAAGTATGCAATCCCATTAAGAGTTGCACATTGCCAATTACTAGCAGTAATAGTAGGAGGAGACCCCCCACCACCATAGGTCAACTCAGTCACTGCATTAGAAGTGCCAAGTTTGAATATCTTATTGTTTCCAGCAAATAGGATTGTCAGAGTTCCATCAGTCTGGACTAACTCATGGATTACACCAACATCATTAGCACCTAGATTGCCAGAAGACGAGTTAACCCTTGACCAACCTTTTCTAGCACCAATACGACCATACTGATCCAAGATGCAATTGGTTGCAACCAAAGCAAAACCCGCCCCTAAATCAAGGGGAGAATCTTCAGTATTCAGGCCATAAAAGCCTGGTGCTGAGAGACTGTAACTTTGAAGTTGTGAAGCCATTAGATTGCCACAAAGTTATCTTCAGGATAACGAGTGCTTTCCATTGCAATAGCATCAGAGAGCATTCCTCTAAACAAAGCATAAGCCTCAGAAGAGTTTGTTCCACCATCTTCACCACGCTCAAGTAAAGCACGAGCATAGGCACTTTGAGAAACCAAGTAGTCTAAAACCTTGACTGAAGTGCTGTCAGATGACAAATTAACTTGTGGAATTGTCACTTCAAACTTTAAAGTAAATACTCCATCAGGAATAGGATATAAATCAACCTTTGTGTCGCCACTAGAATCTGCGCCATTAAAGCAATATTGAGCAGGGATGCCTTTAGCAGGCGTTCCAAAACTCAACTTGCGGTTCATGTCTGAAACTGCAATGTTGCTCAATACAATATTGTTTGTGGTATTAAGGGCTTCAGCAATACGAAACTTCTGACCAGTACCAGTTAAAGAATAAGAACTTGTATTGGCAGTAGTCGTAACTGTAACTGTTTGATTTAACACATTCCAAGTGTATGTATCTTCAATCTGACGTTTGGCATCATTCACAAACTTGCCAATCAAAGCAGAATAGGTTGTTTCGCCAACAGTAGATACTGTGCTTTCACGCAAGCGAACTAATACATCGTTAACAAGTTCTAAATAGGTCATGTTCGTTGCGCTCCATTAACCTCAAAGGTTGCAAGAAAAGTGAATGTGCTTGACGATTCAGTTGTAATTTGAATTCTATCGCCTTCTTCTAAAACGATATAAGCTGCACCATCAAACTGAAGGTACTGTTTAGAAGTAAAGTTGTAAGTAGTAAGAATATCGTAAGTAGCCGCTAGACTTGCGTCATACCATTGGACTGTGATGTGTTTTGTTGATCCGCCAGTATTGTGAATATACATCACAGTAAACTTGGCATAATAACCCGTAGGTACTGTGTAAACAGTAGTCAGCGTATTAGCTGTTGGGTTAATTCCGACTGAAACTGGCCTCATTTACTATTCCTCTTAGAGATCGCTTTAGCCTTCGCTTTAGCGTCTTCTTTGGACGATGCGCCCCAAGCTCTAAGAGATAATAGGAGTCGGGTAGGCTTCCCATCTTTCATCTCAGCGCCAGGCATATTGCCCATTCGTGCTAAAAAGGATGCCCTACGAGGGTTATCTCCCGACTTTACTGGT